AGGGACGTGTTACCACTCGGCACTGACGCCTCAAATGTGTAGGCCGCCGTTAACCCTGTGCCGCCTGTAGCCGAAATAATGATGCGGTCACCTGGGGCCAGTCCTGTGCCGGCGTCGTACGGTATGTCGTAGCTCCGCCGTATGTCGGTGATTTTGCCGCAAAAGTAAGCGCGGGCTGTGTCGGTGTTTGTGACCCGCACGTCAATGAATTGGCCGATGGCTAGCGGTGTCGCATAACTCGCTGCCGGTATGAGCTCGATCGTGCAGCTGGATGCCTGGAAGTTGTCTTGGAAGTAGGTGCGGCCCCGGACGATTTGCACCGATTGGACGCCGGTCAGGGTTGTATAAGTCCCGTTTTGGGTCGTGGCGTAGTTGACGGTGGGCGCTGTGTATGGCATTAGGCGGCGGTGGTTCGGATCGGCACGGAGCCGTTTACTTGCATGTAGCGGCGAAGGGCCGCCACGACGGCGTTGGGATCGCCACCGTTGACGTTGATTGTGATGTTATTGCCGCTGCCGTTGCCCATGCGGTCAAGAGGGATGACAGCTTCGGGTCCGGCTTCGCCGATGAGTGCCAGCGTGGGGCTGGTCACAATGCCGCCGTCGGCTAGGGCGGGAATGCGGGGAATGTCAGGCGGGTTGATGCTAATTGGACCGACCTTAAATTCCAGCAGGTCATTGAGTTTGTCGATCGCGTTTCGGTTAATGAATCCGATGATTGCGTTTGCGAACGCTTTGCCGATCTCTAGGCCTTTGTTGGCGAGTCCTTTGAACGCTTCAACCATACTGTCGATAATGCCTTTCGCAAATTCGCCGGCGAACAACGCCAAACCTTTGAGCAGTTCCGGCCCAATGTCAACAAGCCATTTCAGAAGCGCGATCGACAATTTGGCGGTGGCTTCGATGAGTTTCGGGACGCCTTTGGTCAAGATCCATTCGATCATGTCGCCTAGAAAACGGCCAAGATTTTGTAGGGCCTCGGGGCCTGATTCTTTGATCCAGGCGGTAAATGCGTCTTTCAATTGAACGAGTTTGTCGCGCAGTAAGGGCAGTCCAGTGTCAATAATCCATGCGCCAAGTTTTTGCAGCACTTCGCCGATTGCTTCAAGGACTTTTGGCGCGGCTTCCTTGATGTTTTCGCCGATCAGCCGAAGGACGCCGCCCAAACCTTCTTTGTCGAATACGGCCGATACTTTTTCAAACGCTGGGATCAGTGTTGTTGTGGCGAAGCCGACCACTTTTTCAAGCAGGGGCAACAGTGCTGTACCCAGTGTTTCTGATGCTTCGCCGAAGGCCACTTTCAGCCGGTCAACGCGGCCCACGGCGGTGTCGGCTAGGGCCGCCTGGGTGCCGCCGAAAGCGTCGTTTAGTGCATTAGCGGCAGCCGTGAAATCTTTAGATTTGGTGATTGACTCGTCGAGGGGGACGCCAAGTTTTCTCAGGGCTGTAAACTGACCGTTGAACGCTTTGCCAAGGGCTAGCGAAACTTGGTCTAGGTCGTTGCCAGTGCCTGCGGCGATATCCATTGCCAGCGTGAGCTGCGACATGGCCGTGTCGGAGTCGCCGGTAGCGCGGGCCAAGATTTCCATAGCGCTGCGCAACTTGGTGTCGGCGACGCCGGTGGCCAGCGTCATTGCCGATATTTGGTCCTCGATTGCGTCGACGTTGGCGTCAGTTGCGCCAGTTGTGTTTTTGAGTGCTTTGCGGAGTTTGGCTTGTTCTTGTGCGTCCTCAGCGGCGGCCTTGACGCTTGCTCCTAGCCCTGCGGCCAGTGCGCCAGTTGCGATCGTTGCGCCTTTGGCGATTGCTTTGAATGCGCGGCCAGCGCGGTCGCGGAGACCTTCTAACGCTTTTTCGGCTTCTTGGACGCCTTTAGGTTGGAAGTCTGTGACGATGGGGACTGTTATTGCCATTACTTCAAGTCCTTTTCGACTCGGTCGATGACGTCACGGATCAAGGCTTCCATTTCGCGTTGGACTCGGTCCTGATTGCGTTCAGCGGCTGGCCACAGGAACCGTGACGGCTGACCGAAACGGTTTAGCGACGTGCCGAGGCGGTTGGGTCGTTTTTTGCCTGCCACTTCAATAATTGCGGCCGCCGGGTCTTTTTGTTGGATTTTGACGGCGCTTCCAGCTTTGCGGCTGGTGTCAACTTTGAACCGTAGCCCTCGACGGGCCGCGCTGGAGCTGTAAGGAAATTTGGGTGTTCCGTTTTGTGACCAGGTCCGGGCCATGCCGGAAAGCAGGGTTTCGGTGTAGGCGTTTTTGGCGTCGGTGATGATTGGGGCCGCAACTAGTTTGGCGTCTTTGGTGAACTGTTTCCGCAGCTCAGGGTCGATCTGTCGGAGGGATTTGATGGCTTCTTTTGCGCCTCGTATTTCACCGGCGAAATGCGCGGGCATTGTTGGCCTCCTTCCGTTGATCGTTGAAAATTTTGATGACTGTTGTGAGGTCGCGGGCCTCAAACGGTATTTGGTTCGGCCAGAAGCCTGTTTCGGCTAGCAGTTGGGCTAGGCCGAAACTCCAGCTTCCGGCGGGGTAGGGTTTTGCGGTTCTTCGTTGGCAACGTCGAGGTCGACGATCTTTTTGACGAAATCGTCGTAGATGAGCGGGACTGTGATGCCGGATGTTTTGGATGCTGACCAGGCAAGAAACGCTAGGTCGTCGTAGCCGATTCCTCGGGCTAGGTCTGATGCCTGGCGTTTCATTTTGCGTTCCCACTCGATGACGTTGGCAAATGTCGTGGTGACTTCGTATTTGCTGTCCGTTGTGGTGACGTTAAGGGTCAATTTCATGGTGTTTCTCCTTGCACGGTTGGAGGTTTGTTAGATCAGGGCGAGACGATGTCGCGGGCCCAGGTGCCGCCAGTGAACGTGACGTCCTGGGTGCTGAGTTCGCCGACTGTCGAGTTGACAGGGGTGAAACTGGCGAGCATGCAACCGGTGATTGTGTACTCCGGATTGCTTGCCGACTCTGTGGTGCCACTAGGCGAAATGACCAGGGTCGCGGTGCCGACGTTGACGGCATCGTAGAGGGCGGCCTCAACTTCGTTTGAGCCGTAGCTGTTGAACAACGTCAGGGTGACTTCGACGTTTTGCAGGCCTTTGGTGAACTTGTGAGCGGTGTCGCCAAATGCGGTCACTTCAAGCGCGTCGTATGCGGCTGTGATCGTGCAGGCAGTACACTGGTCGCTCAGGTCGTAAGTGGACATGCCGACCGTCAGGTTGACAGTCGCGTTAGACAGAAATGTGGTTGTTGCCATTGTTAGTTTCTCCTTGCCGCGATTGCGACCGTTAAGGAATATGCGGGTATTTGTTGATCGCCGACTGTCACGGCTATTGGTCTGCCGTCGGTGACGGCGAGAGTGGTTGACCCCATGATCGTGTCGGCGGTCGTAATCAGATAGTCCTCGGCATCTTGGTTGCCGGGCGGGGCCGCCAAGATCAGCAATTCGAACCGTATGTCGCCGACGTTGTAGGTGAAACTGTCGAACGTGGGCGGGTTGACCATGACGGTCATGGGTCGAGCGTTTCGTGGATCGGTGACTACTGCGACGCCAAGCGCGGTCAGGGCGTTGACGATCGCGGTGCGCGATTCGGCGAAGATGCCGGTTGCTGGCATCAGGCCACCTGGCTTCGGCGGATGCCAAGCAGACGCATGATTTGGCCCATGGAGCCGGTCGGGGTTGGTGAGCCGAGCTCTTGGAATGATGCAAATGAGTCGACGGAGCCGCGTTCGCGGTAGAGGCTGGCGGCGTACATGATGGTGCCGAGCTTCACGGCACTACTTGGCACGGAAGAAAGGGACTCGCCTTGATAGCCAGCCATCTTCCGCGCCTTGTAGGCCCAAGCGTTAGCGGCCTCCGTGCAGACCGTAACGAAGGCTGTGTCGTTAGCGGTAGCCACGGAAATACCTAGCCACGACAGAACGTCTGCGGCAATGATCCAGGTGCACGTTTCTGTCCAGGTCAATGTGCCGAATGGGTCAGCTGCGGAGCGCTCAAGATCAGCGCCGGCGTCTTTGAAAAGCAGCTGGTTGGTGATGATGACGTTGTCGTCATATAGCCAGTCGCCCTCGTCGTCGACGCCGGTGTATTCGTAGACCGGGACAGCCAAAACGGTGTGTGTGCCGTTCAGGCCGTGTCCGAGGCCTGCCAGAGTAATTGATTGACCAATGCCGATTTCGGTTGCCTCAAGAGTCTGCACCACGGCGTAGTCGTCTATACGTTGGTGAAACGTGACGGTGAAAACGGCCATGGTGCAGAACTCCTGGGTGCAGCTAGCGGTGGATCAGACGAGGATGCCCTTGACGAACTTCGTCGAGTCGATCATCAGGGCGGCGAAGTAGCCGCGGAAGGCGATCGTGCGAGAAAGCGTCGAGGGCGCGTCCAAACTGATTGCGCCCTTTTGCTGTTCGAAAATTTCGTAGCCGGACGGGTCGCCGACGATGAAAGTGTCGTTGGCGAAGTTGCGGTCCACGACGACGCGAAGGCCGAAGGCGACGCCGCTGTCCTGTCCAGGCGTCAGGTTGCCGAACGCGTTCATTGGGCCGACCTGCGGAAAAAGCGGGCGGTCAGCGCTGTCGCTGAGGCTCATGAGTCCCTGCCAGATTGACGGCGACAAGAACAGGTGGGTGGGCAGGTTGCCGTTCGATCCGGTGAGAATCTTTGAGGCGGCCTGTGCCATCCAGCCTGCCCAGTACGACGGGTCGGCGTAGGACGTGCCAGCGAAGTTTTCGGTGACGGTTGCGCCGGTGGCAAGTGTATCTGCCGCGTAATTGTCCGTGGCGTTGGCGTAGATGCGGCCCATGTCGTCAAGGATGATCGACAACACAGCGGGGTCGGTCCAGTCGAGGTCGGCTTCAGACACGTTGACGTATCCGCCGAAGATTTGCTTGGTGACCTGGTTGTTGAA